ATATTTATTTTCGCCCCAATCCCAGCCAGCAATACAGGCGGCGGCTTTCCGGTATTCATTGGTAACGGTTTCTTTTGCCTTTATGGTTTTATTTGCCCTGCGGCGTTCATAAGTTTCATCAATAATTTGGCGTTGTACTGCTTTAGCAGGGTCACTATCCATAGAACGGATCTGAAACGTCACTCCGATTGGTTCATCAGTCGTCGGGTGCAAAAGCTCTAAAGTGTAAAGCTGTTCCGAATTTACAATTTTAGACAAATCCATGATTAGTTACCTCCATTCGACTTTAATTGAGGCGGTACGACCACTTCGATCTGATTGTTTGCAATGGTGAAGGTTTCCGTTACAAAGTCTTCTACACCACCCCCAGAGTGTGTAGGACCTGAAATAATCCCTCGATTATAGAACACGGTGTTGGTGTGCTTATCGTCTGGCGCATCATTCAATTCACGTTTGGTAGCATACATATAATTGGTTAGTGCTGCTTGTCGTAAAGCCGCTTGGCCTGCATCATCTGGGGTATAAGCAACCTCAAGATTGCCACCGCCAGCATCTGAAACGCCTTTAGCCTTTTGGGTAACGTTTGTATCAATTGTGTCATATTTCACGGTATTTGTGGTGCTACCGCTTTCAGGTAGTTTCCCAACGTTTTTCACTTCTACCCATGTCAGGGCTTCGAATTGATCTTTTGTAAGGTCAGATGCCTGCGGAGTAGTGCAGAAGAAAAACTTCCCGTTGGCGTTCGTATAGGCCATGGTTATCGTCCTTTGGTTAGTAGTTATAAAAAAAGGCGGTACGAGCCGCCATTTGCATGAGTTTAAGTCTTGAGGTGCTTTATTCGTGAATGCACTGGTATTGAATACTCACTGGTACACGGAAACGGTCGTTATCTATAATAGCAGGGGCAATTGATGGCTTCGAATATACCGTTACGATAACGTCATCTCTTTGTAGTTGAGTGCCTTTTTTGAAGTGTTCTACCAACTCGCCTGCAATATCGTACGGTTTAATTTGCCCTACGTTTAACGGTGTTATGACTGTTATTTGAAGAATACCGATATGCTGGGTTGGGTCATCATTCCCTATGAGAAAGTTACGATTGCTGTTTGGTAGATACCGTACTTCCAGATAATTGCCATCAGGGGGCTTAAACTTGACGTTTGGGAAGGCTATCGGGATTTTATCCTTAGCTGGTGTTGCGTCATTAAACGCTTTTGTGTGCTGAAATAGCAAATCTAAGATTGTGGTTTCTAAAGTCATTTTAGTGCTTTCGCTCTAGCCATTGCTGTTGCTTTTGTTACATATGCCCCCCAGTTTTGGGCTGCTAAGCGCACCATTCCAGCACCTGCATAGCTTTTAAATCCGTATTCAATCGGTAAAGCGTATGCCGCTGTATAGGAAGCATAGATCGTTTTGCCGAGTTTTGCGCCTGCGATTGCAAGGGCATATTGTGTCGGCATTCCGTATTGAGCACCTTCCGTAGGCACATTATTCGGTCTGATTGGTGCTGGTTTGTTAAAACGTACCGTTACGCTAGCCCGTAAATAACCGGTATCAACCGGTGTGCGATCAAGCATATCTTCAATCACAAATTGCGCTGCTGTTTGAAAAACAGCTAACATTCGTGTTTTAGATTGTAATACCCATGCGTCAATTTGGGCTGTGAAAGATTGTTGTGCCATAACCACCACGCTTGACGTTTTGAGAATAGCCCAGCAATCCCTAGGAATGGGCTATCGAAAGGTTGTTTCTTGATATGAAGGTTACGGCTTAAAGATATTAGAATTGATCTTCTTAGTTCTCTAAAGCCTTCATATAATTAAGCCGTATCAGTTGAATACACCGGCAATTGATTGTTTCACGGGCTGGTGCGCCTAAGCTGCTATCATGCGGATAGCGAAGCTTATAGCCATCAGGTGTAATAAAAGGCGTTTGCATACCTTTGACCTTTTGGCGGTTCATCATGAGGTGGCTATCTCTTACTCTGTCATCAGAAGCGCAACGCCATTCGCGCTGAATGTCCTGATCGGTATAAGCTGTTTTATCCAATACCTGTTGAAAGGCTTCCTGCTGCGAGGTGTTAACGCTTTCCAGTGCTTCGGTTCTAGCAATAGTGTCACCGCGTAACTTCAATAGAGATGCTTCATAACGGTTTAGCATCTTGGTAATGGTGGTTTTCGGTATTGGTTCACCGCTATCAATAGCCTTTAAAACAGTGCTATCAAATCGTTTATCACGTCTTACTCTGTTTAGATATGATTTAAGTGCCTCTGGTTGCCCCGAATTTAGCTCTTGACGCGCGTTCTCGACAAAAGATGCCTGTTTGCTAGTTAACCCAATAATTCCGCCTGTACGCTTTCCTGTGACCTTTTCTACACGCCCGACAATATCCAGTGCAACGGAACGAGGATTACGCCCGTTGACCATTCCAGTTGTTAAGACTGAACGAATGGACTGTTGCTGGTCTCGAATGATATTCGTTATCAAGGTACTGCTATGTTGCGATAACCACTGTTCTGCGCGTATGTTGCGAGCATCAAATCTAACAATAACTTTTTGACCAGATGGCGAGCTTAAACGCGGTAATGCACTAACAGCAGCTATACCGCCAGCATTGTATGTTTGCCTGATTGCCTCAACCAATGGATAGAAAGCAACACTATCTACTGGAACGGCATTTACCGCACCAGATACGTCGCCTTTTTCCAATCGTGCGATAATCTCTTCAATAACAATATCTGATCTTATTGTTTCAATAGCTTCCAAAAAAGCACGTCGAATAGTTGGTTCAAAATTATCAATAATCTGTTCAAGCTGTTCTTGCGGTGTGAGACGCTTTAACATTGGCTATAACCTGCACTGGCATTCATAATAAACAACTGGGTCGGCTGGCCTAAATTCTAGCACGGAAACGATTGTGTTTTCTTTCCCATGAATAATCAGCTTATCTGTTGTCTCTGGTTCAATTTCCAATCCAATCGGTGATACGTAGACCCGTTTATCACCGCTTTTTATTAGCGTTCCGTCAATATCTTTTGCGGAATAGGATGAAACAACCAATTGGCAAGGGTAGGCATCATTCGTCACATCGGGATCCCATGATGAGCCTGAATTGCTGGTTCGTATTAAAGTACCGCTTTGACCGAACTTATGAAATAACCGATCGACTGTTGTTCTTGAACGGTTATAATCAAATACAGACATATCATGCCCTTTCACATCGCCCGAAGAGTGCAGGTCTTTCCTTTGCACTAATCAATCCATTCAACAGATTGTCGATTATCGGAATGATTGGGGTAACATCATCTACGGAGCCAGTACCGTCTTTGTAGGTGACCGATAGATTACCTACTTGTTCCTGTTTAATGGCATTAGCCTGCACGTAATCGGGTGAAAGACTATTTGGGGCGGTTAATTCGCGCCATATAGCTTCACTGGTGGCGTTTTTAACTTGTTTTGGTATAGTTGTACTATCTAACGCCGTTTCGCGTCGTATGGCTTCTATACGCGGCCATTCCAATGATTGATTGATATTTGCAACTTTACCGATAAAGCGGTTTCCATATGTTGCATCTATCCATCTTGTGCCACGACGACACGCCTGTTCGATAGCATCGGTTTCATAATTGGTGATATTATAGCCAAAACGTGATGCATGGTCTGTAAACTCTTCAATCGTTACGTAACTATCGGCTAATTCATC